CGTTAAGTGTACGCCTGAGTGTGACTACGTTGTCTTTCGCGGCACTAACTCTTTAGGGGATTGGCTGTTTAATCTGTCTGCCTTCCCCGCGTACTACAACAGGCGATGGACGCATGGTGGCTTTGCCCTGGCGCACAAGTCTGTATGGAAGAGAATCAAACGCTTACTTAACCCTCACAAGAAGACCGTCATTACAGGACACTCTCTTGGTGGAGCGTTGGCTGAGTTGTCAGCATGGGCGTGTAGAGACTTTACTGACCTTACAATGATTACCTTTGGCAAGCCAAGGGTTTTTCTTCGAGGCTCTAAGAAACAAATGAACCACGCTGTTCAAGTCTCTTACGTCTCAGGTAGTGACGTTGTGACTCGTATCCCCAAGATAGGGTACAAGCCTGACGCAAACCAAGACTTAGTATACTTTGACAATTGGGGACAGGTGTTCTTTAACCCCCCTCAAGGTTACGTTAGCAATGACTTTGGACTAGGCGATGCTATCTCAGATCATTCAATGCAGGGCTATGAGCAGATTGTTAATGATATGCACCTTAGCATTGCAGAGCTGCGCCATCACAGACAACCTCTCAGACGGGTATGACCGAGGTGATATTAGTAAGGGGTTGGTTGAGGATTTTAAAATCTATTGTACGCCGCCTGTTACACACATTAGAAAGGCGGGAAGGACAATACTCTTAGCAACAACAGGAATACTGTTACCGGATGTATGCCCATGATAGTAGAGTTTCCCGAAACAAAGTCAGAAAAGTTGATAGAAGACGCAATGGAAGAACTCGGCACATGGGTCGAGTCACAAATAGAGAAAGGGGTTAGCCCCATAATCCTGATAGGTTTGATGGAGACATATAAGTCTGCACTATCTTACAACCTGTTAGTAGACGAGGACGAGTAATGTCAGATGATCCAATGAGAGGCTTGTTTGGAGAAGCGCCTGATCCTTTTAACTTTGAGTTTGGCCTTGGCGGTTTAGCTGATTATGGCGGGGGCAGTGCTGACGCATTTAACAGAGAGGCTCTAACAGGCGCAATTGACTCTGCTATTCAACAAGGATTGCAGGGTTTACCTACTGCTGCTGACGCTGTGGCAGGCGGTCAATTAGGTTTAGAAGCGCGGGTTCAAGAAGGATTTAATACATTAGAAAACCTAATGAACAAGCCCGTGGAAGAAATGACGGCAAGTGAGCGTCAAATTTATAACGGTATTATAAACTCAGGAGGGTTTGCTCCTTTTATACCTTTCTTTAATAACACGACAGAAAGCTCCTCAAGCGCAGAAGATTCAGATGCAGCAGCATCTCAAGCAGCAGCAGATGCAGCAGCAGCGGACGCAGCATCTCAAGCAACAGCGGACGCAGCATCAGATGCAGCAGCATCTAGCGCAGCAGACTCATCTCTTGAAAGCACTGTAGCAGCAGACACAGACCTTACAGGAGATACAGATAAAACCGCAGAAGAATTAGCGGCAGAGTCTTCAGGGGCATATTCAGTAGGCGACATTGTAACTGACGACAGGATTGTTGGTAAGTATCAGTATATTTATGACGCAGATGCTGATGTGTTTCATTTCACTCCGTTTGATGACAGTGGCAATAGAATCTACACAGGGGAAACACTAGATGCTTCTACTGTGAAAAACTTTGATTCAGACGAGGCAAGTACAGGTGATACTAAATCTATTATGTTTGACCCTGTAACAGGCGAGGCAAGCGTTGAGCAGATTGGCGATGCAAGCACTAACACAGACGACACTAAAGACACAGGCTCTACAGGTGATTTGTTAAACATCACTATTACCGGAGGCAGCTTAGTTGATGCTGTAATCAACTCTAAGATTTATGGGCCATTTCAAACAGATGGCGATACGGTGGTTACAAACGGTGATGATAAAGCTGTTATTACTAACGGCGATGACAATTCTGATGATGAAGATGATGAAGCTGAAGATGACACAATTGTAGATGACACAATTGTAGATGACACAATTGTAGATGACACAATTGTAGATGATGACGGTGATGATGGCGGTGATGATGGCGACAAATCAATTATTGTAGGAGACAAAGGGGACAAAGGGGACAAAGGGGACAAAGGGGACAAAGGTGATGACGGTGATGATGGCGATGATGGCGATGATGGTGATGATGGCGATGATGGCAAGGATGGTGATGATGGCAAGGATGGCCTAGACGGTCGTGATGGATTAGATGGCCTAGACGGTCGTGATGGATTAGATGGCCGTGATGGTGATGATGGCCTAGACGGCAATGACGGAAGAGATGGTAATGACGGTCGTGATGGTCTAGACGGAAGAGACGGTCGCGATGGGAAAGACGGCAAAGACGGAGTTATAGGATTATTTACTGCTATTCAAGGCGCTCCGTTAACAGAATCAATTTTATTCGAGCCTCAGTTTACAGAGCTTGATAACGTACAACTTGGAATGTTTGAAAGATTCCTTCGTGCCGCAGGAGGCAGACGATGACATATTTAGAAGCTATTAACAGTGTGCTTCGGCGGTTACGAGAAGACCAAGTAGACACAGCCCTTGAGTCTGACTACTCCGCATTGGTCGGAGACTTTGTTAATGACGCAAAGAGGATAGTAGAAAACTCTTTTAATTGGTCAGCCCTTCGCGACACAGTGACCTTTGATACTGTTAATGGCACAGCGGAGTATTCACTAACAGGCTCAGGCCAAGAGGCCGTGCTGAAGGATGTAATCAACGACTCAGCTAATAGGATGATGAAGCTAGAAACCAAGTCATTCTTTAATAATGTATACTTCAATCAAGACGTTACCTCGGGTTCGCCGTCTACCTACACCATCACGGGAGTAGATGCGAATGACGACCTCAAGGTTAAGGTCTACCCACAGCCTGACGGTATATACAACCTGCGGTTTGACATGGCTAAACCTCAAGGCTTGATTACGGCAGACGCTACAAAGATCAACGTACCTCACAACCCTGTAGTCCAAATGGCCTTCGCTATGGCTCTGAGGGAGAGAGGAGAGACGGGAGGTCAGTCAGCAGCAGAGCAGTTCGCTATTGCTTCTACGGCCTTATCTGACGCGATAGCTATTGACGCTAACCGTTACCCTGACGAAACAACATTTATGGTGGTTTAGATGGCTCAACAGCTACAAAGCATTACCATTACTGCACCGGGATTCGCGGGGATAAACACCCAAGACGCACCCTTGGCGCAGGACGCAAGTTTCTCTGCGGTCGCGGACAACTGTGTCATTGATAAGGAAGGTCGTGTTGCCGCGAGGAAGGGTTATGAAATCCTGAATGGCAACGACCTTCTAGGGTCGTCTGACGGCATAGAGTCTATGGGTGAGTTTGTTGCTCAGGATGGAGACATTACGTTTTTCTCCGCAGGCAACAACAAGATATTCTCAGGCACTACCACGATGGTGGACGAGACTCCTGCGGCCTACACCATTACAGAAAGCAATTGGAAGATGGTCAACTTCAATGACCATATGTACTTCTTCCAACGTGGACATGAGCCTTTGGTGTACGCAGACCACACAGGCGCTTTAGTTGCTATGTCTGATCATCCTCACTCTTCAGGCACACCTCCTGAAGGGCATGTAGCTATTGCTGCGTTTGGTCGCATGTGGGCAGCAGACTTTGATGATGATAAGTCTACGATCTATTGGTCAGACCTGTTAGACGGCACTCATTGGTCAGGAGGCTCAACAGGGTCTTTAGACATCACTAACTTTTGGCCTACAGGGTATGACACTATCACCGCTCTTGCGGCACACAATGGATTCCTGATCATCTTCGGTCGCCACTCCATTCTAGTCTACGAAGGCGCAGGCAGCCCTGCTAACATGACGTTGTCAGACACTGTTTCTAACATTGGTTGTGTAGGCAGAGACGCTGTAGTCAGTACAGGTAAAGACTTAATCTTCCTCGATGACTCAGGTGTGCGTAGCCTCTCAAGGACTATCCAAGAGAAGTCAGCCCCTATTGGAGATATATCCAAGAACGTCAACAACGATATTAAGTCTCTCTTCGCGGCAGAGACAGGGAATATCAGTATGCACTACTCGCCACAGCAGGCGTTTGTGTTACTAAACTTCCCACAATTGGGTGTAGTGTATGCCTTTGACACACGTTTCCCGCTACAGGATGGGAGTTTCAGGTCGACTACTTGGAGTCATATGAACCCCTTGTGCTTCGCGGAGACATCTTCTGAGAAGCTGTACTTTGGCGTTCAGGACGGAATAGCAGAGTATAAAGGGTATTCCGACAACAACACCGGATACCTCTTGAGTTACTTCAGCCATCCCTTGAGCTTTGGTAATACCTCGAACCTCAAGTTCCTCAAGAAAATAAACCTCACTACCTTTGACGGAGCTGAGGCTACGGTCGTATTGAATTGGGCGTATGACTATTCAGGTAACTACAGGAAGCAAGCCTACACTTTACCGCAGTCAAACGTGGGACAATACAACATCTCAGAGTTCAACACAGAGGCTGAGTATTCATCCTCTATCGCGTTGATTAAACGCAAGAAGATCAACGCCTCCGGTCAGGGTACAGTCGTGGCTGTGGGTGTAGAAACAACGGTTGATGGTAAGCCCATCGCCTTACAAGAAATCAATATTCAAGCCCTTATGGGAAGGATAGTGTAATGTCGAACTATACTAAACTAACTAACTTCGCAGCCAAGGACGCTTTGGTTAGCGGTAACCCTGCCAAAGTAATCAAAGGCTCAGAGGTTGGGGCTGAATTTGATGCGATTCAGGTAGCCGTAGCCACGAAGTCTGACGCTGCGAGTCCTACTTTCACAGGCTCAACTACAATGGCAGACCTAACAGTGAGTGGTACTTTCACCGTTGGCACGATTGATGGAGGTACATACTAATGGGTGACGATATTTTAGATTTTCTTAAAGGAATTCCGGGCAGTTCTTTAGGAGGTTTAATCTCCGGAATTGGCGGTGCTGCTGCTCAAAACAAAATCATCAAAGATATTGAAGCGGCGGGTGAGAAAGACTTCTCTACAATCTTTGGTAAAAACTATCAATCGCCTGAAGGAGGGTTAATTGGTCAGGCTGAAAGGGATACAGAGTTTAAGGGTTTTACTGTAACAACTCCTACAGCTACTAGCACTGTAGGAAAAACGGGTGACGTTTCTTTAGGGTTAACTCCTGAGCAAATAGCTTTACAAGAACAGTTGTCAGGCTTTACTAAGAGCGCATTTGATACACTAGGTAGTCCTGAAGCAAGAGCTGAAGAGCAAGCTAATATTATCGGCATGCTTACTCAAGACCCTGCTCAACGAGCTACTCGCGAGCAAGAGCTTTATGACCGTATTCGAGCTACTCAAACACCCGAAGAGCAAAGAGAGGCTTTAGCTCTTGAGGAAAGGCTGTTTAATCAAGGCAGGCTTGGAGTAAACACCGCAATGTATGGCGGTACACCTGAACAGTTAGCGCGAGCAAAAGCAGTAGAGGAAGCAAAAGCAGGAGCATCTGTTGATGCAATTACACAGGCAAGACTTGAGCAAGCACTAAATTCAGAGCAAATTCTCGCGGGTCTTGGTGAAACTCGTGAAAGGTTAGGCTTGTTTGGCGATCTTGGCCTACAAGGCTTGCTTGCTTCTTATTTGCCGCAAGACAAAGCGCTCGAAGCACTTAGCCCTTCTTTAGATGCTGCACGAATCCGCTCAGCACTACAGTCTACGGGTGCAACTTTAGGCGCGCAGCTTGGAGAAACGGGTCTTGAGGCTCAGTTGGCTTATTTCTCACTAGCCAACGCTCTACGTCAACAGCAGTTCCAAGGACTGTTTGATTTGTTGAAGGGCGAGCAGGCAAATCAAAAGCCTGACGTTGAGGCGGTGTTAAAGCAAATTGCCAATCAGGAATATTAGGAGTTAAACAATGGCTATAGACGTACAAAGCCTGTTCGCGGACATCATTGATACTCCTGAACAGCGTCAACAGAAACTACTTCAACAAGGCATGGCGCAAGGTCAACTCCTTGCATCAGGTCTTCGTGGTCGTGCAGCAGCGTTAGCCCCTCTTGCTCAGGTAGCAGGTCAACTTGGTGTTCAGCGTAGTGAAGACCTCCGCCGTGCAGTGCAGCCTATGATTGGTATTGACCCAAGGACTACGGGTGAGAAGCTTGCAGAGCAGCTAGGCCAAATAGACACCTCTACTCCTCAAGGCTTAATGCAAGCAGCTCAGGCTATTCAGTCTATTGATCCTGTTCGCGCGGCTGCATTAAGGCAATCTGCTACCGAACTAACACGAGAGTTAGAAGATCGCGAAAGAAAAATGAAACGAGAAGACGAGGCAGATGAAAGAGCTAGAGCAGCTCTCGCATTGGAGACTGGGTCTTTTATTGACAGAATGACTACAGCAGCAATGCAGCGCGATCAACTTGCACTCACAACACAAAGATTGCAAGGCACTATTGAAGATGAAGAAACTCGTAGAAATATCGAGCAAGAAGCTAGAGCCGCAAGAAAAGAGCTAGAAGAAAACTTAGCTGATGCTTATGCCGAAAATCCTTCGACTAGAGAGCTGTCTGATTTTATTCGTAGCGGAGCTATGTCAACACAAGGACTGGAAAGCTTAATTACTCCCTCTCAAACTGAGTGGAGTTTTGATACTCAGCAGTTTGTTGGAAAGGATGGCAAGACTGTAAATATGAGGGTTGCTGTTGATACTACAAACCCAAGCAACATTGTAATAATGAATCCCGCTAAAGATCAGCCAGAGCCTACCAAGCTTCCGGAAGTGCCAAAACTAACTGAGTCAGAGATAGATAATCAGTACGCTCCTGCAATAAATAACAACCCAACACTAAAATCTTTAGTTGAAGGAGAAAGTAATTTTTTGGGCGAAGATGATCCTGCTGCTATTACGATCGAAGAGCTTTCTGACGTAATGCACACTTTGAGATACAGCAAAAAAATTCCTTTACCTCAAGTTAATACCATTATCACTCAGTTAGCGAGAGAAAATCCTGACGCATTAGCTAGAGGAATAATTCCTCAGCAATATATAAATTTAGCGCAACAGTCTATTGGTAGTGGAGGAAATCCTCCTCTTAATCCGGCAGAACAAAACACAGGAACAAGCACCGACCCTCAACCTTTGTCTGATAACATTTTTTCACGGTATCCAGACTTAAGAATTTTGCCAAGCAGAGATGTTACTCCTTCAACTCAAGCGCAAGGAGGCATGCCTATCCCTCCTGCTCAGGATTCTGTGCCTAATCCATTTAATGTAGGTATAAACACAACAGCTCAGCCTGTCTCAGATATGCGGCTTGGCTCACCCGCTGTAGGATATGACGAGGCATTTACTAGACAAATACAAATGGAAGAAGAAAGAGTTCGCGAAGGTATTGTTAGCCCTTATAGGCTCAACATAGTTAAACGCAACTTTTCTCGTCAGCTAGAAAAAAGACAAGAGCAACTTAAAAACGAACTAAGATATTTGAAGGGCTTAAAAAGCTATGCTGCTCCCAATAAAGAAGAGCGCATTTCGGCAGTTCAGTCTCAGTTAAAAGACGTAGAGCAAAAGCTTAACCGATACAAAGTCTCAGACTAGGAAAGTAAATGCCTATTACTCAAGTAGAAACTCCAAATGGAGTAGTAGATGTTGAACATCCTGAAGGCACTCCAGACGCTCAGATCATTGAGTTTGTTGCTGCCTCTCAAGGAATACAGCCTACTACACAGACTCAAGCAGAAGCTCCTGACCCTGCTCGCAGTTTATTAGATTTACCTCTAGCATCTGAAAGAGGTATTGAAGATTTCTCCGCGATGGAAAGGTTTGCTTATGAGTTTTCAAAATCAGGCAACCTCACCACAAATGTCTTAGCTTTAGCTGCGTCAGCAAGCCCTATTGGCATGTTTGCAGGCAGCGAGAAGTATGGATTATGGGCAAGCCCTACAGAGTTGTTTGGCGAGGGGTGGGGTAGCATGCCCGTAGATGAGCGCAGGCAAAGAATCCTAGAGTTTAAGGATGAGATGCTTCGCGAAGACTATCCCGAGCTTCACAGGCTTGCTGAAGAAGGAGGCGATACAGGTGTTTCAGGGTGGGTAGGAGCTTTCTTTAAGGGTGTTGCAGACCCATCATTAATACTCCCCGCGGGAAGAACTATAAAAAGCATATCTGCTTTAGGAGCTTTGTATGGTGGGGCGTATGAAGTTTCTCGGGGCTTATTAGAAGACGGAGAAATAGATACTGCTATGGCTGCGGCTACAGCGGCAGGAGGCGCTGTTCTTGGCGCAGGCGTATCTGTCGCCGCAAAAAAATTATTTCCTTTACACAAAAGCATTACAACAAACCGCAAAAAACCTAAAACAGAAAGTCAGGTTAAAAAAGCAAACGAGAAAGCTGAAGAACTCAACAACCAAATGCTTGAGATTCAAGCAGAAGGAGGCTTGCAGCCAGATGCAAACATTCTTCTTGCAGCAGCAGAAAGAATTAAAATAAAACCCAAAGATTTGAAAAAGGTTATTGAGGACAAAACTGTTCCGTTTGAAGTGCAGCACCCAGAGATAGCTAAAACTCTTAAGTCTTACCAGAAGCAAACAAGGATAGGCAGGGTAATGGGGGCGGCAAGCGACATACTTGCTCCTATTGACGATAGAATTGGCTCTATTAGCAGACCTGTTCTTAAGGAAGTAAACGAGTACGACTTAAATTTATTGCAACGTACAGCTCGCTATCAAGACTCAATAGAAGGCTTTGAAAAACTTGACGCAGCACTACCTAGCGAGGAGTTAAAGATTCAGTTTGAAGAATCTTTGCTGAACTATGAGTTTGACACAACACTTCCGCGAAGACTGTTGAAAGAAAATGGTGTTGAGTCTGTAAAATTAAACCTTACAGGAACGCAGGCAAGAACTGTTGACGAGATATTTGACAGCGTTGATGAGACTCTCAAAGAAATTGGTTCAGAATGGAGTGAGTTGCGCGGAGAAAAGGTAACTTTGCGCGAGTTTTTCTTCCCTCGATCTGTTGCCGATATAGATGGGTTGTCAAAATACTTTGGTAAAGAAGCTCCTTCAGAGCTAGGAAAAATGTATGACATAAAAGCCAAGTCTCTTGGCTTTGCTTCTAGGTCAGAGCTGTCTCAGGATGAGATGTCTAAGGTGGCACTAGATTACTTTGAAGGAGTTCGCTACCAAGCAAAAGGCGGGAAAAACAAAGGAAACGTACGTCAGTTTAAGAAGCGAAAAATAACTCAAGTAAACAGAGACATGATTCCGTATTACAAAAAATCTACTCAGACATTGGGGCAGTATGTTCGCGAGATGGCTGAGAATATAGAAAACGCAAAATTATGGAGCAGGCTTGGCACAAAAGTTGTAGACCTTGATGATGTTGATCGCAACGAAAGTATTGCTCAGCTTATTTCCAAGAAAGTTGGAAGCGGAGAAATAGACACAGAAACCGCAGAAAGTCTTAGAGGCTTACTGGAAGCGAGGTTTGTTGGCGGCAAAAAAAGCATGAATGCAAATTTACAAGCCATCCGAAACAGTTCAAACATATTGTTGCTTGCTAACTTTCGTTCAGCCACCACACAGCTTGGAGATTTATTTACCAACCCATACAGATATGGAGCTAAAGCATCCCTTAAGTCTATCGCTCAAGTGGTTACTGGTCGCTCTGATATAGATGTAGATCAACTTGGGTTAGCAAAGATTATCTCTACAGAATTTACCGGAGCAGGAAGAACTGCTGCATGGCTAGACAAGACCTTTGCTTTGTCTTTCTTTAGAGCTATAGATCGTTTTGGTAAAAATGTTTCTTTGCAATCTGCGTACAACAAACACAAAGCTTTAGCCAAAACAGAGAAGGGAGTAAAAGAGTTACGCGAAGAGTACGGTGATTATCTTGGCGCTAGATTTGATAACTATATCCGCGACCTAAACGCAGGAGTTATTACGCCTGATGCAAAGCTTGTAAACTTTACTGAGATTGTAAAGATGCAGCCTTTAACCCCGACTCAAAAATCAAAAGTGGCACTTATGAATCCTAATTATGGGATTTTTTATATGCTAAAAACCTATGCGCTTAGGCATTTGTTTACGTTAAAAAATGACATCGGCAAAGAAATAAATAAAGGCAACTATCTTGGCGCAGGAAGGAAACTTGCAACCTACATGGCGTTAGTAAATGGAGGCAACGCAACAATCAAAGAAGTTAAAAACTGGGAAGACGGGAAAGGCTTTGACCCTGACCGAGTGCCAGATCATTTCTATGATTCTTTGCTGAACTCTGTATTGTTATCAAGGTATGCAGTTGAAAACAGATGGCAAGAGAAAGATATTGTCGGTCTTGCTACAGATGCGGTTGCCCCTCCTCTTTCTGTGTTTAGCAATATCTCTAAAGACATCATGTCTTTTAATAAAGCATTGATTGAGGGAGAAGAGCTTCCTGTAAAATGGCTAAGAAATATCCCTGTTGCAGGACGAACAATATACAATATATTCTTTGGAGGAGCAGAGGAGTTCCTTGAAAGAGAGGCTAAACAAAAAGATAAAGACTAACTCCTCGGCAAACGCCTCTCCTCCATAGTGGGGAGGGGCTTTCTTTTTAGCTCCTCCTCAATCAAGAACTCGCAGAACTGCTTGATCTTTCTTAAATCCTCGACTCCTCCCTTGTCCCTCCATCGAGAGATGTACTTAACAATAGCCCCCTCACAGAACCCCAGTTGGTTAGCTAGGATATATTCCACAGGCTGTATCTTTAGTTTCTTGTAGTGGTCGCCACCTACTTGATGGTCTGTAGACTTCATACGTCACTCTCTTTAATAAACACACCGTTAGGCTGCATCTTACCCTTGCGGTCTTTGATGTCGTCATAGGCTACCTGTAAACACTCCGCCAGGGTAGTCTCGTGCATCAGGGCTAAGTTATTTAAAACCACCAAGCAGTCGCCAATGTCATCCTTTACATCTCTTCCTTTCGCGATGTTGTCAGACAACTCCCCAACCTCTGAGACTAGCTTTAATCCCTGAGCCTGTACGCTGCTGTACTTTAGTATCCCTCGCGTCTCACTCCACTCGGAGCAAAGTTTAATTAATCTGTTCAATGTATTGCCTCATCTTGCAGTTCTGATAGTTCTAAGTATTCCATAAACTTTGCTTTCAGCTTGGGATGGCTATGAATAAACCCGCTGTAGTCCTCTAGCATAATCCCTATTGAGCCTATGACGTTCTTGTCATGCCCCTCCGCTTCGTACAGCGCGTCAACCAACCAATCGCTGACCTCCTCCACGGATACAGGGTAGATTTCTATAGTCTTCATCTACACCTCCTTTTATAAAGGTCATTCATTGGACGTAAATGGCTCAAGTCTATATAGTGATTCGTCAAACCCCTGCCAAAATCTTTTGTTGGCGCAGCAAGAACTTCCGACCTCATAGCCCATCCAACAAAATCTATCATGCCATTTTCGTGCATTGCTGCCACATAAATGTCTGCTCGAACCTTTCCTTGCTCAACCAGAAGATTGTTTGCTCTTGATGTTTTGTCTGTAGTCTTTACATCAATGGTAAAGTTTAAAGGGATTGTAAAATCAAACCCCCCATCACCATTTATTTTTTGCTCTAAATCAACAGAATGGCCGAGCAATAAAGCTAAGTACATTTCTCCCATCATACCCATAGGGTCTTGGTCTTTTACGAGAGCAGGTTGCTCTTCAATGGGGTTATGCAAATCCTTTCGGGCATTGCCGTGCGTCCTAGCGAAGACCTGTAGAGATTTGTAAAAATTCATGCGACCCTCTTCTCGTGGTACTCAATTAGCTTAAGAAACTCCGCAAGGATTTCCTCGTAGTCTGCTTTGTATCTCTTGATAGGAGTAGACTTCTTGGCAATCATCTCCTCAACAAAGTCCCTGCCGTACATATCCTCCATGAACAGGGTGTACTCTTGAGCAGCAGACCCATGCTTCATGCCCCACATATTACAAGCAGGACACTGAGGGTGGACGTTTTCTATCTCTAAAGACCAGTAAGAAGAGTTGCCTTTCGGGATGAAATGACCGCCTTGCATGTCTTTATAATGCTTAGTCACTCCGCAGGACACACAGGAGCAGTATCCGTTATCGTCCGATGCTGCCAATCTGGCTAATTTTTGTACAGCTTTGTAGCACTCTTGTTTTAACTGAGCGGAAGTCTTGGTCTTGGGTTTAGATTTCCTTTTGACCCTGCGCTTCACGGCTCTAGTCATTTCCAATACCGCCCATCCTTGAGAGAGAGTAGGGTTTTCTCAGCCCTGATTTGAGTCTCTCTATCCATCCGGTCATAGCGCAGCTTGATAAGAGCCTCGCTAAACTTTCTATTCGTAACAGGGTAGGTCTTCCTAGCCGCTGCTACATCCATCGGCATGTCATAATCGCCTTCGCTATTTACTGCCATAAAGGCCGAGCCTCTTCGTGTAGTGTGAAGTGTACTTCCTGTGCAGCTCTATCTGTAAAGCCACTAAAGCATTGTATGTCTCCTTTACTTGTTTGTCTTCAATTTTATCCAAGCCAATTTGTAATTCATCAATGGCTTTGTGTATCACTTCCATCATGTCTGTACTCATGGTTACTCCCGATAAAAGATATGACGACCTATCTGCCGTCTAGTGCCAAGGCCGTCAACCCAATAAGGATTAACTTCCTCCCTGTGGTAGTAAACAGGCTATCTCAAGCATCTCTCACCTCGCTCTTAAAGCCTACCTCAATGTGCTTATATCTTCGTACACCCTTACGGTACTTGGGCAAGGCGTAGAACTTGCCATGCTTCTCCCTAACAATGTACTTGCGCTTCTCATCATTAGCGCAGAACACAGCCTCTTCGAGAGCGTCTTCCAAGTTATCGAAGGCAACCATGATTCACCTCGCGGGAAACGGTATGTAGACATTAAACTTCTCGCTCAGGTGCTTGCTTAGAACCTGATGCACCTTGTCGTAATCTTCTGTCCCCACGGTAGAGGTTGAGTCTGTGCCAGTTACCGCTTCTTGCACAGGTTTCCATAGGTACTGTTTAACTAATTCTGTAGTCCAAGGAATCTCTGCCTCTTGCTTAAGGGTTTTCTTCATGTCATACCCTGCGTCATTCAAAGCCTCTGATAACATACGGCAGTAGACATGCAGTGCATTGTTCTGTTTGTGGGTTCTAGTCTTTCCTACCTTCCACTTCAAAGTCACATAGCCCTTCGTGTCGTACAGATGCTCTATATGCTTCTTGAACATATCCAAGCTATGCCTATTGTTGACGACCCAAAACTCTCCTTGATCTATAGGACTATCCAAGTTTTGCCACCTCATCCATAGTCATGCCTAGCTGCTCGCAAACATTTCTAAATGTAGACACTAAAACATTCTGCCGCGAGAGTAGGTGAGAATAGTTAGCATGGCTCATACCTATAGCATCAGCCACGGTCTTACGAAGTATCCCAGTCTTCTCGTGGGCTTTCTTAATACAATTCCCCGTGTGCATTAACTTCTCCTAAAAAGGGGGCTTGCGCCCCCGTCAAACTAAAAAGGAATATCTTCGCTTGATACTGTTTCTTGCTTCTCTTGAGGAACGAAGTCATCCACTGAGATGCTAAGGAAAGGATTGCCTGCCTTGGACATTTTAATCCAACCTGCAATCTTGAACTCAGAACCCTTGTAGTTGAAATTACCTTTGTAATCAGGCGCTTTCTCGTTAGTCTTATCAGTCTGCTTGAACAGCACACCACGGTTAGTATTGTCGTAATCCATAAGTCCTCCTATTGGAAAAATTTTTCTACATTCTCTTCGATCAGTTTCACAGCTTTAGAAACACATGCTTCTAACTCTGCAATGTAATCCTCGTCTCGCTCTACACGAACGATCAGAGGTTTCATGTTGGGATGGTAGGACATAAAATCCCACCACTCCCGTCCGGTTATCCATAGACAACCCATGACCTGCTGCTTGTACTTGGAGGGGAGTTTGTCCCCTCTTAGGTACTCAACGTGTGTGGCAGGAGCGGGGCATTTAATCTCTAATCCCCCGTCCTCGCCTATCAGTCCATCAGGACTTGCACCTGCCTCGAGGGTGTCATGTAGGCAGAACCCTACCTGCTGCACCTCAGAGCCAGTAATAAACTCATACAGCTGTCTCGCGTCAGGCTCTAACTCTGTCCCTCTAATCATGTGTTCGTTCTGGTAGAAGGGCGTAGTCTCTCCGGTAAGCTTCTCTGCCACCAGTTGATTAATATACGAGTCAGCCTGAGTAGACCACTTGCCTTGGGTCGTAATGATCTTGGCGTACATTGACGCTGAAGGAATGCCTAGCCTCGAGGCTAACCACTCGTCTGTACCCTGCTCACAGTTAATGCAGCGCATCTTTAGCCTCCAAGATTTCAAACTCAATCAAGGACACAATTTTAGAAACTTTGTCCGAAATATCAGAGTTGAGGATTGCAGACACTTCACGTTTTAGCTCGCGGTTCTTTTCTAGCTCAAGCTGCTCCTCCTCATCAAGAGCCTGTTCCTGAGCGGAGAGATAGCGGTTTAGGTCTACCATTACTGGGTCGCTCATAAAGCCTCCGCTTTCTTATCAAGGATTTCCTTGGCCATATCAAACTTGTTCGCATCTAATTCAGATACAGACTCGCACTTAAAAGTTTTGCAGAACCTTTGTAGGTCTGACTCTGTTTTCTCAATCAGATCAGAGATAACTTTGGCCTGAGCCTTGGTGATAGTTTTAGCTTGTGCTATAGGCGCGGCCTGTGTCGCAGCGTTACCATCGTCATCCTCTGAGGGAATCCCTGCGATAGACTGTAGTGCGTAGCGTCTCGCGTAGGTGATAGCTGAACCCGCTGCCTGTGCATCCATCTTCCCCAAGGGGATGAAGTAGTCCTGCTCTAACCACTCGCCTGACGAGTGCATGAGGCGGGTAGTAACACCGACTGAGTTTTCTCCAGTAACAGGGAATTGCACATAGCTAAGTCCATGCTTGGCAAAGGGAGGCTTGACTGCATCGATGACATCCCCCAAGTCGGCGTATTTAGATTTGAAGAATGGGTTGGAAGCTGATTTCGTTGCCGCACCCATATCGCCCTGTGCCGCCGCCATTGCTCCGGCTAGGTTCTTAATTGATTCTGACTGCTTCATACTGTTGCCCCTTGTGTTTCCCATAGGTGAATGATCTGTGCATCTTTTGCGTAATCTTTCTCGAACTTCTTCAAAGCTGACACAGCTATCTCCACGTTCTGATCTAATACATACCGCGCATAGTCGCGCAGTGTAGTGTTAGCCTGTTCGTGAAACATAGCTATGTCGGAGATGTTGCCTGAGTGTAGCGATTTGATTAGGTCAACCGCGAATGTCTCGCAGTAGGCCTGTGTGTGTAGCGCCTCAATCAGGAAGTCGAACCCTGACTCGCGGACTACGATTGATACGAATTCATCCACGAGGGAATCAGGCAGGTCTAGCTGACCTTCGTGAATCCAAGTGAATACATCTTCGCGGTTTAGAAATGACTCGATGGTTTGTATTTTCATAATATCCCCTCCCAAGGAATAACTGTACTCTAAAACATAAACTTGTCGCGGTCAACATTATCATCAAAATAAAAATGCACCGGCCTATCTTCCTGCTCGGTTACCTGTAAGCTGTTGGAATGAAAGTAAAAATTGTATCTTCCCTCCCAACTACCATGCCTTTGTTTCGCTACCACGATGTACTGGTCGTAACTTTTTTCTAAGTATTCCTGCTGCTTTTCGTCTAGCTCTACCAGTTTGGATAGCTCTTTCAGCTTGTGTCTTTTCTGATTGGCGGCAATCACTAGCACGTTGTCCGCGAGGTCTGAGATAGTAGACGCGCCCCGAATGTCATGCTTATCACCTATGTAATCATCCCCTGCTTGCTGAGGCTTTCGTAGGTGAGCGATGAGCATTACATGAATACCCAGAGTCTTACACGCATGCTGTAGTCGGTTGATGAAATCAGTCTCACCGTTGCGGTCGTCAAACTTAATCCCGCACTTGGTAAGGGAGTCTATGACCATAAACTTAACCCCTAACTCCTTCGCGCAGTAGTGGACTACCGCGAGGATTCTGGCGCTCTCCACTGTGTCCAGTTGGTCGTAAATTACTATGTTCTTGTCCACAAAATCCGCGAACTGGTTGATAAAATCCTCAGTAGGCTCGCCGTCCTTAGCCCCCGCAGACTGTAGGCACATCCGCCATAGTGTTTCGGAGGGTTTCATCTCGAGTGACGCAATGCAAACCTTGGAATGCTTCGCGAGCTTCAAGCAAAGCTGTCCAACAAGAATCGATTTCTTCGCGCCATTAGCTCCTGCCACGATGGTTAGCTCGCCCTCCCTCAAGCGAAACGTGTCGTATGTCTTAGGCCAAGGCAGCTTAGCTCCCCATATTTTCTCGCCCTTCGATCTTTCAATCACATCTTCCCGCCAGTGTCCGGCAGATTTAACTTGCTGCGCCTCCATCATCGAGGTGAGCTCGATGTATTTGTCTAGCTCCAGTCCTTCGGGTATTTTCACAGCTCAATCTCCCACGAGGCGGTCGGCTTTTCTTTTGCTAACTGTTCCTTCCTGCGGCCTTCCCATGTTCTAACTGTAGCCTTCCAAGATTTCATTTTATTTGTCCCCACAATCCATCCCCTTGATTCGTACCAGTCCACAAATCTCTCAGCATCTAAACCATTCCCTCGCTCCTCACAGTAGGCCTTCACCTGCTCCACTGTTGGTGGCTTAAATATATTTGTTTCTTGTTTATTGTTTAGTTGTTGTCGCTTTGTTTGTCGTTTGCTTGTCGTTTGCTTGTCGCTGTCCTGATACTGGCAGTAGTTAGTTATTGATATGATTGAGTATTTACTGAAATTCTGCTTGTCAATTTGGTGACAGTTTTCGAACCGTTTGATTGTCGTTCTTAAACGCCTCACTGATATGCCTAGTCTGGCACTCACTGAGTTAAGGCCGAAAACTATCTGTCCTCTCTTTAAATTCAATGGCTTACCGTTAAATGAGACGGTCTTATCCTCCACCGCAGCACCCATCAGGAGGTAGAGCCAAAGCTTCAGCGCCTCGGGGTCGTCCCAAACAAACGAGTCTTGTATCTTGCGGTCTAATCTAATCCACCCGATCATATCTCAACCCCTGCCGCATCTAGCACGGCCTGAGCCTTATAGATTGCCTTGCGGTCTTCAGGGGTAGGGTTTAGATTCCCCTCGCTTGCCCATACCTGCACCAATTCCATCAGGCATTTAGCTGAGTCTATCTCCTCGCGGGTAGCCTTGTTAAACTCCGGCTTATACCCGTCCTCGGGGTAAATATCTGGCCACGATAATGACGCAGCCGATAGAATCACCTCTGCGGTACATCCTGCGAAACAGTGAATAAGAATCTTACCGTTGTCTAAGTGTTTGATACTTAAAGAATTAGACCCGTCATCGTGGGCAGGGCATTTCGCCATTGCCTTGTCGCCAGATTGCCTGACATCCTCGAGCCTTGATAATACTTTGCTATAGTCTGACATGATTTTCCCTTTGTGTTTTCAAAGGGATAGGGTATTCTACGCATAGCCGCGCAGTTTCCCCTCCCCTTGTGTCTGCGTGGTTAGCCCCCTTCGGGGGGCGTTTCTAACAATTCACCCCAACGGGTAAGCCCTGCATACTCTAGCCTTTTCGGATTTCGCATTTTCCTTAAGGCCTTGCCGTATATTTGCCTCACCCTCTCCTTACTCACCCCGTACACATTGCCTATTGCCTCCCATTTATGTTCCTCCCCCTCGAAACCGAGCCGTAGCGATACGACCTCCGCCTCTCTTTTGGTTAGCATCCCCAACATACTGCCTACTGCCTCGCGCTTTGCCCCTATCTCCATAATTTGGGCAGGGTCTAGCGTGTCCTCCTCGAGGCGCACTAGCTCGTTAGCGTTTGCCTGTATAGTTTTTTTGTTGGTCTTTAGCGGCTCGATTATCTGAGCCTCGGGGTATAATTCGTGCGGCATGAGATTAAAAAAATCACATAGCCTCATAAAACACTTACGATACTCCCCGCGAAAATCGTACACGCTTTCCTGCAAGTTTAAATATCTGCAAGCCTGAGTATAAGTAATCCCCGCCTGCCTTGATAACTCAGCAGCGGAAGCAATCCCCTTCCGATCCATAGCACTAGCTAATAGATTATTTTTAACCTTTATCTCTACCCTATAATCCTTCATCAAACCCTCCCCTCGCTCAGGCCTTCACAGCGGCGATCTGAGCGATGTTAATTATACCCCTTGTGTTGGTATTAGTTTCCCATTTAAATCGCTTACACGCGAGCTGTTAAGCCTTCACGATGGATATTTCAGCTTGCATGTAGGCTGTCGCAATATCCTCACACTCTTTTTGGAGTAATCGCATACCATTATCGCGGTATTCTCTCTCTACCAGAAAGGATTTATCCTTTGCATGCTCGCGAATGTAAGCTTGCTTCGCTTGCTCGGCTTGCTCCTCGGTCTGATAACCCAAACCGAATAAGCCGTTCTTTCCCTTTAATCTGTACATACTATGCCTAGCCCCTTATAGTCTGGATGTCCCGCCTCCCCTTCACTGGTTCGGCTACCACCTGTAGCGTACCACAGGCAAACCGACTCGGTATAGTATTCCTCGGCGTTTATTTCATCCTCGTAATCCCATTGCCCCGCGAGCAGTAATAAACCCGCGAGAGTTAGCATTGCCAGTGATTCCTTAAGCATGATCGTCCTCCAGTTTTGGGTAAACATTGAGCGCGTACTCCTGCGCCTCCTCTATTTCCTTCGGTGTGCATAGCTGCGCTAGGTCATCGACTAGCTGTAAACTATCCGCCAGTCTGTGTTTTGGCGCTGTCAACGCGAGCATAAGCGCGTTAGTTAAGGCTTGTTGGTGATTCATTTTACTTGCTCCGGCAATTCATCAAAGACCGCATAAGCTTCGCCGAACGATTCCGCGATCTTGGTAAACTTTTCCGCATAAGTTTCGCCATAAACCTCTGGCTTATCCCAAAACCCTGCGCCGTGGCCGTTGCGAGTAAGCCAGAAATCATGGCCCGCTTGCTCTATATTGTCCGGTGATAGGTAACACACAATGCGGCTATAGAATGCCAGACAATCGATTATAGACTCGCGGAGGAATTCCTCGTCTATTTCTGCGCCAATTGGCGGCTGCCCCTCCTCGCCCAATTCTGTAAAGTCTACCGCTTCAAGGTACGCGGCGATAAATTGAGACTCTTTCTTATTGGTTTCTATTATGTGCATTTTATTTTCCCCTTAAGTGATTGATTAGCGATAGGCATAATTCTATATCGCGAGCAGCCCCTTCCTGTCCGGCTTCTGTTAAATCTGGAAGTAGCGTTGTTTCTAGCCATGCGGTATAGGCATTGATTTCGGATTCAGTCCACATAAAATTCCCCTCAAGTGTTTGATTGTGTTATGATTAGCTGTACTTTATATGTTCTGCTATTTGCTCATCTAGTAACGGTTTGACCGATTCGGATATAAATTTTGCCCCGTCTGGCGTTTCATTAGGTAAGGCCGCCAATAGCCCCTTGAGCGCTTCAGAGTGACTAACAGTCATATAGGCCGCCAATTCTGCATAGTGACATAGAGTCTCGTATAGCCCCTCATCATTGTTTAGCCATAAGGCCACGTTCCAATCATTCTTATTTGCATAACCTTTGAATGTTTCTTTTGTCATTGTCTTTCCCCTTGTAAGTAATGCCCCGCCGAAACGGGGCGATTGATTAGATCATGCTATCGAGTCTTTCTTCCAATTCCGCTTTGCTCGAGCAATAGATTTCATTAAGCCAGTCCGCCCCTTCAATCCAATAGCCGATGTCCCTACCGACTCGATCTATTTCTATCGTCAATCCTAGCTTTGCCGCTTTGCGTCTTAGCTTGGCAAGTGATATAGGGTTGCTTTGGTTTAGCGTGTTACTTAAAAGCTTCTCGAGTTTCATGATATTCCCCTCGGTAATGCGCCCCGTAGGGCGCGTATTGTTTAAAGTCTATTATCTTGCATAGCTTCCGCTAGTGTTTCGCAATAATTACCGCTTTCAAAGAATGGCGCATCGCCCGATCTAGAAGGATCAATTGCTCGCCAGACAACGAACGGGTGTAGCGAGTGTTCGCGCTTTACTATTGCCATCGCGGATGGATAGCTAAACGAGTCACCGTTCGAATTCTTAACTAGGTCAATTAACTGGCCGTTTACTTGTTCTAATGCTTTGCTTAAATCCATTGCGTGATTCCCCTTAAGTGATGCGCTGCACCGTTGCCGCGCTTTCGTAAAGTACATTGCATGCGCCGTGCCAAGTCCTGCCAACAATCGAAAACAATTTTAAAACTTCAATGATTACAACGCGTTGCGGATGAAAATAAATTCACCGGATTGTTTTACTGTATAAATACACAGTGTTCAAAAGTGTTACTGTGTTACCGTAAAGTGTTACCGTGTTACCGTGAAAGTGTTACCGGTAACAGATTGGGTTGGGGGTTGGGTGTAGGGTATTGGCTGCCTATCAATCCCTCACATTTAGCGAATCTCGCCAATAGTTAGCGAATCTCGCCAATGTGTAGCGTATTTGACGAAGGGGGTCGCGGATTGGGGACGGGGAGGGGCGTGCGTGCGTGCGAATCATTATAGTTGCCCCCCAAATTTGCAGCAGGCAAAATTAAAAAAAAGCCAGAATTAGCATTAACTCCCGCGCACGTAATATCTAGCGTTGTACAAAAATTAGACAATAATTAAAACTCATGTTTCAATGCAGTTAATTAATCTTAGATAATAGATACGAACCTGTTATGAAAGACAACACAGATAAGCCTAAACGCAGAGTAGGTAGACCCCGCAAGGATGAGCTAATCCCACCCAAGAGGGGTAGGGGTAGACCCAAGGGCGACCACTCAGCTATGCAGGAGATGAAGCAGAGGTTCTTGGCTAGAAGAGACACCCCTGCGGTAATCAACTCTATTTACAAGGCGGCTATGGATGACGACCACAAGAACCAAGCTGCTGCGTGGAAGCTGATTATAGATAGGGTCTTGCCTGTCAGTGCATTCGACAAGGACAAGATGGGCGGCAAGCCTACGGTCAACATCACTATCTCAGGCGTAGGAGAAACTCCTGTGATAGACGGAGAGGTTATAGACCATGAACCTGATTGATCTACTGGTTAAGCATGAGGGCTTACGGACTAAGCCGTATGAGGATACGACCGGACACCTAAGTATTGGTGTTGGGAGAAACTTAGACTCATTGGGGTTATCCCACGATGAAATCTACTATATGCTCAAGAACGACATCAGAAGGTGTGAGGAAGAACTGGATAACACCTTCCGGTGGTACAAGTATCTAGATCAAGTGCGTAAGGATGCTATGGTATCATTATGCTTCAATCTTGGTATTACTAGACTGAGGAAGTTCAAACTGGCTCTTAAGTCTATGGAGACTGACGACTTCGAGGAAGCTGCCGATGAATTCTTAGATTCTCTGTGGGCGACTCAGGTTGGTCAACGGGCTGTAGAGATAACTTATATGATTCGATTTGGAGAATACTATGCCAATGGTTAATGGTAAGAAATACGCATACACAACTAAAGGTAAGGCCGCTGCGAAGAAGGCAGCAGCTAAAGCCGGAACTAAGCCTAAGATGGCGAAGAAGCGCAAGTAATGGCCTACACTAAACCCGGATTACGCGAGAGCATTAAGAAGCGCGTAATGGCAGGGTCTAAAGGTGGTAAGGCAGGTCAGTGGTCAGCCCGTAAAGCCCAACTCGTAGCACAGGAGTACAAGGCTAAAGGAGGCGGCTACTCTGGCGGCAAGACTAGTAATCAAAAGTCTTTATCCAAGTGGACTAAAGAGGATTGGGGTACTAAGTCAGGCAAGCCGTCAACCCAAGGCAAGAAAGCCACAGGTGAAAGGTATCTCCCTAAGAAAGCTAGGGATTCTCTTTCCTCTAAGGAATACGCCGCTACCTCGCGGAAGAAACGTGAGGATACAGCTAAAGGGAAGCAGTTTTCTAAGCAGCCCAAGAAGATAGCTAAGAAGACCTCGAGAAGTAGATGAACCTAAACATAAGTCTCCTAGAGTGGCAGAAGAAGGTTTGGAACGACCCCACGCGTTTCAAAGTGGTTGCTGCGGGTCGCCGGACGGGCAAGTCTCGTTTGGCGGCTTACCTTTTGATCGTCAACGCCCTGAAGTCCGATAAGGGGCAAGTGTTCTATGTCGCCCCCACTCAGGGTCAAGCTAGGGACATTATGTGGAATCTCCTCTTGGAGATAGGCCAACCCGTTATAGAAAACTCTCACGTTAATAATATGCAGGTCAGGCTGATCAACGGCACTACGATTAGCTTGAAAGGTGCGGACAGACCTGAGACTATGCGTGGTGTAAGCCTTAAGTTTCTGGTCATGGACGAATACGCGGACATGAAATCAGATGTTTGGGAGCTTATCCTTAGACCTGCGTTGACAGACCTGAAGGGCGAGGCTTTATTTATCGGGACACCAATGGGTAGAAATCATTTCTATGAACTCTACAAACAAGCCAGTTTAGGCACAGACCCCACTTATAAAGCATGGCACTTTACCAGTTACGACAATGACTTACTTGATGAGTCAGAGATAGACGCAGCTAAGCAATCAATGTCCTCCTATGCCTTCCGGCAGGAGTTTCTTGCTTCCTTCGAGGCTAGAGGCTCTGAGATGTTCAAGGAGGATTGGATTAAGTTTGACGAGGAAGAGCCGACTACAGGTGACTACTATGTCGCCATTGACCTCGCGGGCTTTGAGGAGGTCGGCAAAAAGACCCGAAACAAAAAGCTTGACAACACTGCTATATCTATAGTAAAAGTCGGCGAATATGGATGGTGGGTTTGTGATATAATAGCCGGACGTTGGGAGTTGAATGAGACTGCCCAAAAGATATTTCAGGTTGTTAGGGATTACGAACCCGTCTCAGTAGGCATAGAGAAAGGCATAGCCCGTCAGGCTGTGATGTCTCCGCTTACCGATCTTATGAGGAAATATCAGCGTTTCTTCCGTGTTGAGGAACTGACTCACGGAAACAAGAAGAAGACAGACCGTGTGATGTGGGCATTACAGGGTAGGTTTGAGAATGGCATTTGTACCTTAAACAAAGGTGAGTGGAATGTCCAATTCTTAGACGAGATATTTCAATTCCCTGATGCTCTAACACACGATGACATGGTGGACGCACTAGCCTACATAGATCAGTTGGCTACTGTGTCCTACGCGTATGACTTTGAAATTGATGACTACGAAGTCATAGATTCTGTTTCGGGATACTAATATGCTAGATAGCAACGAAGATCAATTCGGCATAGAAGAGACGCTAGAGTCTTGGATAATGGAGAAGTGCCGCGAGTGGCGCGACCATTACGAGTCGAACTATGAACAGAAGTTCGATGAATACTACCGTCTATGGCGAGGAATCTTCTCTGCTGAAGACCGCAACAGAGACTCTGAGCGGTCGCAGATCATATCCCCTGCCCTCCAACAAGCCGTAGAATCTTCTGTCGCAGAGATTGAGGAAGCTACCTTTGGTCGTGGTAAGTTCTTTGATATTAAGGATGACGATCAAGAGACAGCAGATGTCGCCTACCTTCGCGACCAACTGACTAAAGATTTTAAGAAGAACAAAATCCGCAAGGCTGTTGGAGAGTGTCTAATTAACTCCGCTGTCTACGGTACAGGTATTGCCGAGCTAGTCCTTGAGGAAGTAAAGGACATGCGTCCTGCCTCTCGTCCTACAATGGACGGGCAGTTGCAAGAAGTCGGCGTAGAAATGTTCGACAGGACTGTGTGTAAGCTAAGAAGCATCCAACCACAGAACTTCCTGATCGACCCTGTAGCTACAAGTGTAGATGAATCCATCGGTGTAGCCATTGATGAGTTTGTCTCTGTACACCAAGTAGAACTCCTACAAGAGAAAGGGGTGTACAAAGATGTGCCGTTTAACTTCGCTTACCCTGACATCGACTTAGATGCAGACCACGAACTTACCACGCAGCCTACCGAGAAGGTTCGTCTCACCAAGTATTATGGTCTAGTCCCCCGCCATCTACTTGAGAATGATGATCTTTACGAAGAGGTTGAAGAGCTAGTACCAAGTGACGAAGATAAGACCTTTTACGTTGAGGCAATCGTGGTAATAGCGAACGGTGGTACTCTCCTGAAAGCGGAGAAGAACCCGTACATGATGAACGACCGTCCCGTCATTGCATTCCCGTGGGACGTTGTGCCTAATCGTTTTTGGGGAAGAGGTGTTTGTGAGAAAGGTTATAACTCACAGAAAGCCTTGGACGCAGAACTCCGCGCAAGAATTGACGCACTAGCTTTAACAGTCCATCCGATGATGGCTATGGACGCTACCCGTCTGCCTCGTGGAGCAAGACCTGAAGTCAAAGCAGGCAAGATCATTCTTACTAATGGCAACCCTGCTGAGGTTCTACAGCCGTTTAACTTCGGTCAGGTTAATCAAATCACCTTCGCGCAAGCAGGTGAGTTGCAGAAGATGGTACAGACTGCCACAGGCGCTATAGACTCTGCGGGTATTCCCGGCTCTATCAATGGTGAGTCTACGGCGGCAGGAATTTCAATGTCTCTCGGGGCTATCATCAAACGCCACAAGCGTACACTGATTAACTTCCAAGAATCATTCTTGATTCCGTTTGTCTCTAAAGCTGCTTATAGGTATATGCAGTTTGAGCCTGAGATTTATCCTGTTGCGGATTATCAGTTTGAAGTGTCTTCTTCTCTAGGGATTATTGCCCGAGAGTATGAAGTTACTCAGTTGGTACAACTGCTACAGACTATGGGTCAAGACTCACCTCTGTATCCTACATTGATTCAGTCCATCATAGACAACATGAATCTCTCGAACAGAGAAGAGTTAATCCAAGCTCTTGCTCAGGCGGGACAACCCTCACCTGAACAGCAACAAGCTCAACAGGCTGCACAGCAAGCACAGGCGGCCTTCCAACAATCACAGACCAACGCACTCAACGGTCAGGCTGCGGAGTCTCAAGCGCGAGCAGGTAAGATTGCGGCAGAGACTAAAGCTATTCCTGTTGAGTTGGAAACAGATCAGATCAAAGCCATCACCTCTAACCTCAAGGTGGGTGACGCAGATGACCGTGAGTTTGAAAGAAGACTCAAGGTCGCAGACACAGCTCTTAAAGAGAAGAGGCTAAATCTTGACGCAGCAAAGGCTATATCCTAATGGTTTCGCAAAGAGAGTTGCAGGAGGTCGTTACACAGATCAACGGCATCCTAGAACGCCTAGACAAAAGAATCACGGCGTTAGAAAAGAAGCAAGAGACTCCAAAGAAACAAGGGCGACCTAAGAATGGATAAAGCAACAGAAAAGTATTATGACGACCTTCAGGGAATGTTTATGACTGACGGTTGGAAAGAATTGATGAAAGAGCTAAGTGCCAATGCTCTTCAGATAAATTCAGTTGAGGCAACAAAAGACAACGAGGATTTGTACTTCCGTAAAGGACAGTTAAACATTCTCTCTTTTATCCTTAACTTAGAATCTACGGTTGACCATTTACAGAAAGAGGATAGCAATGAAGGTGTTTGATTTTCAGTGTGAAGAAGGCCACATACATGAGGCTTTTGTGAAGACTGACGAAGACCGTCCTTGTCCCGACTGTGGTGGAAACAGTAGTAAGGTTATCTCTGCACCTCGTGTAGTCCTTGACCCAATATCCGGTGCGTTTCCGGGCGCTACGATGAAGTGGGCAAAAGACAGGCAGCAGAAGATAAAAAAAGAACGCAAGGTAGCCGAGCAATAGTCCCACTTCGGGGTAGCTAGAATCGGTCTTGTTAGTTATGGAGTTAAATAGTGGCACAATTAATTGATGAAGTTACGCAAGAGGTAGATGAAACACAGAACGAAGAAGCGGTCTTAGAGGAAACTCCCGAGGTAGCCGCAGAAGACGACTTACCCGAGCAGTACCGTAATAAAACGGCTGCTGAGTTGGTTAAGATGCACCAAGAGGCAGAGTCTCGCATCGGTCAACAGGGTGAAGAAGTCGGCAAGTTAAGAAGCGTTGTTGATGATTTCATTCTTAAGCAGACAAAATCAACTGAACCGGAAGAGGCTGAGGAGATAGACTACTTCGCTGACCCCGACAAAGCTGTAGAACACAAGATTGCAAACCATCCAACCATTAAACAGTTGGAGCAGTTAGGTGTTCAGATGCAACAAAGTCAGACTCTCTCTGCGTTACAGCAGAAGCACCCTGACTTAAAAGAGATTGCTTCGAGTCCTGAATTCCAAAAGTGGGTGACAGGAAGCAAAGTAAGAACTCAGCTATACGAGCAAGCGAACAACCAATACAACTATGACGCAGCGGATGAATTGTTTTCCACATGGAAAGAGATTCGTAATGTCGCAACTCAGACTGTAGAAGTTGAGCGCAAAGAGCGTAAGCAAGCATTGAACGCAGCATCAACGGGCGGAGCATCAGGCAGTACCGAAGCTCCAAGCAAGAAGATATATCGCCGAAGCGACATTATTGACTTAATGCGGAACGACCCGAAGCGTTATCAATCATTATCCGGTGAGATAATGAAGGCGTATCAGGAAGGCCGCGTACGTAACTAATAGGTATTAGATCATGGCTACATCAACTTTTCCCGCTACTGGCGGTTTTGTAGATAACACTTCAGCGGCTACTTTTGTACCCGAAATTTGGAGTGACGAGATTCGCGCCGCGTATGAGAAGAACCTCATCCTCGCGAACCTAGTAAAGAAAATGACAATGAGCGGCAAGAAAGGTGACACGATTCACGTTCCTGCTCCTATCCGTGGCGCTGCTTACGCTAAAGCAGAAAACACTGCGGTAACTGTACAGAACGACACTGAGTCAGAAGTACAGATCGTCATTGACAAGCACTACGAGTATTCACGCATCATCGAAGATATTACTGAAGTGCAGGCTCTTGCTTCACTCCGTAACTTCTACACAGGTGACGCGGGTTACGCGCTTGCTCGTCAGATTGACAACGATCTGTTCGCGCTTGGTAAGTCACTTGGTGACGGTGATGGCTCTTCTTGGGTTAACTCTGCTGTCTACTACAATGACGCATCTACAGGTCTGACTGCTTACGCTGCTGACACTGTTGCTGCTGCTGACGTATTCACTGACGCTGCATTCCGTGCGTTGATTCAGAAGCAGGATGACGCGGACGTTCCTATGGACAACCGTTGTTTCGTTATTCCTCCTTCACTGCGTAATGCCATCATGGGCATTGACCGTTATGTATCTTCTGACTTCGTAAGCGGTCAGCCTGTTGCTAACGGTAAGATCGGTAGCCTGTACGGCATTGACGTATTCGTTACTTCTAACTGCCCTGTCATCGAGGCTGCTGCTGATAACGCAGCGGGTGGCGATGTTAAGGCGGCAATGCTTATCCATCAGGACACTATGATCCTCGCGGAGCAAGTAGGTGTTCGTTCGCAGACTCAGTACAAGCAAGAGTTCCTCGGTACTCTGTACACTGCTGACACTCTGTACGGTGTTAAGGCTTACCGCCCTGACAGCGGTTTCGCTCTTGCTGTAAACGGCTAAGACGGAGATGGGGGTAGGGAAACCTGCCCCCTTATCTTATGAAAGACCCAAGAATACAGAAGCTAGGCGTTAGCGGGTTTAATAAGCCCAAACGCACACCCAACCATCCGACCAAGAGCCATGTTGTATTGGCTAAGGTAGGGGATGAAGTTAAGACCATACGGTTTGGTCAACAGGGCGTAAAAGGAGCGGGTAAGAATCCAACCACCGCCAAAGACAAAGCCCGGAAGAAGTCATACTACGCGCGACATAACGCGCAGGACTCTAACCCTTCTAAACTGTCAGCGAGATATTGGTCGCACAAAACGAAGTGGTAATTAACAGGAATTTAAAATGGCAACGATAGTAACCAAGAACAGCTCTACCGCCTCTGCAGTCCCTCTTACAAGCGACTTGGTTCAGGGCGAACTCGCTGTCAACGTCACAGACAAACGCATCTTCACAGAGAATGCGTCTACACAGATTGTAGAGTTGGGTACTAACCCCTCAGCTATCACTACAGCCACAGCTACCGTTACCGGAACTCTAACCGCTAACGGTACTTTTGCATCTAGCAATGCAGTTATTACAGGCGGCTCAATTAACGGTGTCGTCATTGGCGGCTCTACACCCTTAGCCATTACAGGCACAACAGTCACAGCTAACACAGGCTTTGTTGGTGGGCTGACGGGTAACGTCACAGGTAACGTAACAGGAAACGTCACAGGCAACGTCACAGGCGACCTGACAGGCGATGTTACAGGTAATCTCACAGCTTCCACGGGTACGACTACAGTCAACAACCTTGTGGTTAATGGCACTGTAGACTTTACAGACACCAAGCTGACTAACATCTCTACGCCTACCGCAGACTCTGACGCGGCTAATAAGGCTTATGTAGACACCTCAGTTTCCAATGTTATTGCTGCTGCTCCTGCCGCGCTAGACACTCTGAATGAGTTAGCTGCTGCGCTAGGTGATGATGCTAACTTCTCTACCACCATGACTAACTCCCTCGCGGGTAAGTTAAACCTGTCAGGTGGTACGATGACGGGCGCAATAGCAATGGGTACGGCTAAGATTACAGGTCTTGGCGATCCTACTTCTGCACAGGACGCAGCAACTAAGACCTATGTAGACACAGCAGATGCTCTTAAACTAGCTTTAGCAGGCGGCACGATGTCTGGTGCTATCGCCATGGGGACTAACAAGATCACCGGAGCAGGCGACCCTACAGCGGCTCAAGATGTAGCGACTAAAGCCTACACAGACTCTATCTTAGGCTCGGCTACAAGTGCAGCTGCATCGGCTACCGCTGCGGCTTCTAGTGCTAGTGCTGCTGCCACCTCAGAGTCTAACGCTTCCGGTTCTGCGACAACCGCTGCTAGTGAAGCTACTGCTGCTGCGGGTTCAGCTACTTCAGCCGCAACAAGCTACGATAACTTTGATGACCGCTATCTTGGGCAGAAATCTTCTGATCCTACGCTAGACAATGATGGTGATGCGCTTTTAACAGGAGCTTTGTATTTCAACACAACCTCTGATGCAATGAAAGTTTACTCCGGTTCTGCGTGGGTAGACGTAGCTCCTGTTGCAACTTCAGTTACCGCTTCTCAGATTAGCGACTATACAGGCACAGCGGCAGAGCTAAATTATAATGACGTAACAACGCTTGGACTAACAGAAGCCTCTAAAACAGTCACAGCAGACGCTAATGGTGTAGTGACTTTTGATAACGGTATTTCTGAAGAGTACAATGCAGTAACGTCTACCTCTAATGCTACTACCTGTAATATGCAGGACGGTACTAACTTTAGTCATGTGCTGACAGAGAACACTACGTTTACTTTTAGCAACCCTGCGGCAAGTGGCAAAGTGTCTGCGTTTACTCTAAAGATTGTCCAAGATGCTAGTGCGTCAGGGTTTACCGTAACATGGCCTGCCGCTGTTGATTGGGCTGCTGCTACAGCTCCTACCTTAACTGCAACAGCTTCTGCGGTAGATTACTTTGTATTTATCACGCATGACGGTGGCACAACTTGGTATGGGTTTACTGCCGGACAGGCGATGGGGTAATTAATGAGTTCAGCAACTAAATTAATGCAAGCTCAAGGAAGCGCAGCCGGAACTAATCTTGAGTGGTACGCACTACGTCCTGACAGCGGAGCAACGTATGACGAGGTAGCTATCAGCATGGGATCTGCCGTGTTTGATGAAGCAAACAACTTATACTTTAGCTATTTGGGCTACGCCTATCAACGAGATTATGGTGTTGCTGAAGGTATCAGTGATTGCATCATGTCGATTGACACTTCTGATTTTAGCGTAAATTGGAACAAACAATATAGTGCGAGTTTTTTTAACGATAATACTCTTGTGTGGTCTGAAAACTACAACAAGCTTTACGTTCTTGGCGGAAGACTTTCAAGCGTTCCGAATACTACTGTGTCTTCTTTTTCTATTATTGAGCCTTCTAGCGGAGCAGAATATGATTCTGACAATTTTAGGGATAGCACGGCTACTTATGCGGTAGCATTATATGCCGGTGCTGTAAGGCCATCTGACGGACACTGTATGGCTGTGGGAAGGTTGAGAAATCAGTCAGCTACAAGTGACCATAAAGGCATTCACATGGAGGTCTACGGAAGCACTTCTATTACTAAGTCAACGTCTTATACTTTTGAAAACAGCGGTGACGATATTGCTTTAGGAAGTATTGAGTGGTCTGAGAACGATCAAGACTTTTACGCCTACGGAATTGCCGACGGTGGTAGATTTTCAGTATCAAGGATAAATTCTACCGGCAGCCCATCGGGAAGCGCATATATCTACACTGTTAGCACAGTCGGAGGTGGTGATGTTGGAGGTGCTTATGTATTAGCAATAGACGATTCGGGTAATAGATTTGTTCTTCACATATCTGACGACACAGACGCAACTTACTCGGTATTAACTTGCTTTGATAGTGCGGAATTAAACGACACATCTCCTGCGTGGAGCGTCCGCTTAGATTACACAATAGGTTTAAGAGCTACCGGATGCTTAGGAGCAGATGGCAATTTATACATCGCAACCAATAACGGCACTCTTATTCAAGTGGATACAAGTGACGGATCGTTATTAAACGCTATGTACATTCCAAGCCCTATAATTTGGGACGGATATGAGGACAATGCTTTACAGCCATACAATCCAAGCAGTTTGGAGTATGGAACGATTACTTCTATAAACTCTAATGACTCAAAAATATACATAACATTTAGCGGTAGTTTTGTTGCAAGCTCTATGCACGGCAATATATTAGTCATACCGGAGGAGGACTTTGGTGCGGAGTTCTTGCTTGAAGGTGGATCAGGATTGCTAACCTACGAAGGAGCAACGCACACTACGGTTACTCCTACCTATTCTTATACTACAATTTCTAATACTAGCGAAACCATAAACGCTGCTCATGTAACTAATAATGCTACCGACATTTCTGTGACAAATTCTTTATCTACAGTAAATGAAGGCAATTCGCCAATAATTATTCCTTTAAGCAGAGATCACGAATCAGGAGGAACTTCTACTAACACGGTAAATTTACCGGATAGCATTGAGGCAAATTATTTATCTGTAGAGATAAAAGAAAATGATGTTGTTGTTTATATTAGTGCCTGCGCTAACGATAATGGCGACTCAACTTCAAGCAATCTAGTCACCACAACTTCGGGTTACACAACCATAACAAGTTTAGATCAGGCTGTTACCAACGGTTCATGTATGGTTGTTGGGTGGAAGCGTATGGGATCTACTCCTGACACGAGTATTAGATTGCCGGAAAGTCAGGTATCTACTAATGGTCAGGCGTATCTAATGTTTTTGATTAGAGGTCTTTCGAGCGACGCAGATGTTGTAGATTCTTTTACTACAGAGGAAGGCAGCTCTATCACTTCAGCAGGCTTTCCGGCTATTACTCCCACGGGAAATAGTTTTGTTGTTACTGTAGGAACTATGGGTTATGCAGGTACTAGATACGTTACAAGCCCAACAGATATAGACGCAGGCGATTACGACAGCTTGGTTAATTTTTCAGGCAACGTAAAAGGCTCTGACACTCACGACTGTAGCACTTTTTACGCAACCACTAACGTAGCGGCAGGACAGACTTTTACTCCTAGCGATTGGAGTTTAGACACCGGAAGCACTTCCGCATCCTACGTTGCAGCAACGATAGCATTTAAGAAATAGAGGTTTTTATGTATAGAGTAAGAAGCACAGGCGAAATTAAAAACGCAAGCGAAATTAGGGCTATGAACCCTAACGTCTCTATGCCGCAGAAGTTTACGACAGTTACTTGTGACGCTCTCGGAATTGATCTAGTTAAGCCCTCAACACGACCTGAGCCTACAGGCACTTACAAGAAAGTCATTAAGAATGGCTATGAGCAGGTAAATGGTTCGTGGCAGGTTGCGTGGTTAGAGGTAGATATGTTTACCGCAAACGACTCACAGACCAAAGCCGAACAAGAGGCTGCTTACCAATCTGAGCTTGATGCGGAGAAAGCTGCTGATGTGCGGAATCAGCGCAATGGCTTGCTCACGTCGTCCGATTGGACACAGGTAGACGACTCTCAAGTAGACAAGGCGGCATGGGCTACTTACAGGCAGGCTCTTAGAGACATAACATTGCACGCTAACTTTCCTAATCTTGCAGAAGATGATTGGCCTACTGAGCCTTAAATGACACACCTGTTCTTGTTAATGGTATTAGTTAATGGGCAGGTGCAGTCATCTGACATGTACTTCTATGACATCAACAGGTGTAACTACTTTGCCAATGCAATCGTCAAGGGCAAGGTAGAGAGGACGATTAAGGCAGAACCAAGACAGATAACCCTCGCGGCGTATTGTTTGCCAAGAGTCGCAGACCCTGTAAGCGTGAGGGCTTATTGATGATAGAGATTATTGCAGCAGTAAACGCAGCGGGTAAGGCGTTTAACTACATCAACCAAGCTGTCAACAAAGGACACGAGGTACAAGACTTAGCTCATAAGTTTGGCGCGTTCTTTGATAGCAAGGACAAGATACTCGAAGCAGAGGCTGAGATAAACAACGCCTCTACGGTATCTAAGATATTCGCGAAAGGGTCTGTAGAGTCCACAGCTCTACAAATTACAATGGCGAAGCATAAGACTCAGGAGATGGAAAAGAAGCTCCGTGAGTTAATAGTCTTAACGGTAGGTCAGGACTTCTACATTGAGATGATGCGCCAACGTCAAGTCATCCGAAAGCAAAGACTAGATGCAGCTAAAGCAAGGGCAGCTAGGAAGCGGATGATTATTGACACTATAGGGTTTGTATTCATTGGCGGGATTTTACTTGTGTGTATCTTTGCCATAGTAGGAGCAGTAGTTTGAGCCTAGTCGATTTTGCCAAGACCGAACGCCAACGCGAGATAATTGAGACTTGGGAGTTGGCAGGTAAAAACTCTGCTAGGGCTGCAACACAGCTTGGAATAAATCCGGGCAGTGTTCGCGATCATGTATGTATGGTTAGAGCTGCTGCATCGGCGGCGGGGTACTCAGAAAATTGGGATGCGCGAAGGCACGTTCCTGAAGGCGAGTATGTTGTTGGTCGGTCTATCTACACCACCAACGATGATGGCGAGAAGGCTTGGTTAAAGACTCGCAGGACAATGAAAGAGGCCGAGCGAGACAAAGCTCTACAGGCTTTCGTGGAGGGTTTAACTAAAGACCTTCCCAAAGCTAAGAAACAAGTTAAGCCCAAGGCCAAGAAATTTGACGCTGACTTGTTGCCTACCATTGTAATTGGTGACGCACACTTCGGCATGAGGGCTGACGCAAGAGAGACTAAAGAGAAGGACTACGACACTAAGATAGCCTCAGAGTCTATGCGAGATTCTATAGACTACTTAGTAGACCTAGCGCCTCCTTCTGAGAATGCTTTGTTAGTCAACGTGGGTGACTTTATCCACGCTAACGGCTCAGGTGGTACGACCTTTGGCGGTACTAAGCTAGACGTAGATACCCGTATTGAAGTAGTGCTAGACGTAGCAGCACAGACCTTTGTGTACTCTATCTCGAAGATGCTAGAGAAGCACAAGAAGGTAGCAGTCATTATGGCTCGCGGTAATCACGACTCCGACACTGCCATAGCCCTCGCGTTGATACTTAAGTATTACTACGACAAAGAGCCAAGGGTGGCAATACTAGACCCTCACGGGTTCTTTCATACTTTGCAGTTTGGCAAGAACCTAATAGCAGTACACCACGGTGATAAGGTAAGAGCGCCTAAACTTGCGTCCCTGTTGCCTAAGATGCTTCCTGAGCAGTGGTCGTCCACTAACTACCGCAAGTGGCTAGTAGGACACATACACCATCAGACTCTGTTAGAGACAGACAATGGAGTTTTTGTAGAGTCATTCGCGACACTAGCTCCTCCTGACTCGTGGCATGCAGGAGCAGGGTACGGTGCTGCCTCAGCTATGCATCAAATTGTCTTCCATAAAGAAGGCGGTGAAGCATTACGTCATATCTATCAGCTACGAAGCAGCCGCAAGGCTACTGATATAACTTTATAGGTGCAGTATGGAAGACCGACTCTCAAGAGTAGAAAAGAAAATAGACTCTCTACAGGAGGCAATCATTTCTCTAGCGCGAGTAGAAGAAAGGTTGGTTACGGTCTTCAACCGTCAGTCTAAGATCGAGTCGCAAGTAGACGCGATGGAGCAGAAGCTAGACTCCCTTGCGGAAAGCGTAGCTACTTCTATGGCTACCGAAAGAATTGTTTGGATACTAATTTCCGCAGGCATTGCGGCTTTCTTTGGATTTATGGAGTAACTATGAAAAAGCTACTGATTGTCCCTATGTTGTTTCTTGCGTCTTGCTCGTCACTAGAAGTCATTGACGGGGCTGTAGAGAAGTATTGTGAATTGTCACCTACTCAGCGACTCGCTAACCGCGAAGCTATTGCTGATGTAGTCGCCCCTAACACTATTCAGATCGAGTGTGTTGAGTAATGCATAAGGTCGCCGCAAAGCTGTCACTAGACGCTTACAAGGACGACATGGTTGGCGCTATTAAGGTAGAGAATAAGATGACCTCTACTGTGGCGTACGTTAAGTGTACGCCTGAGTGTGACTACGTTGTCTTTCGCGGCACTAACTCTTTAGGGGATTGGCTGTTTAATCTGTCTGCCTTCCCCGCGTACTACAACAGGCGATGGACGCATGGTGGCTTTGCTCTAGCACACAAGTCTGTATGGAA